CACTTGGCATGGTAATTGTTATCGTCGTCGTTGTGGGCACAGAGGTGACCATAAATTTTTTATCATCAAAATCAGACGCACTATAATTAGAATTAGTAATGGTAGAAAAATTATCTAAAAGAACAATGTCATTTACACCAATATTGTGAGCGGTGGAAAATGTAATGGTAACAGAGGTTGATCCGTTCGTTGTTGTAAAAGCGTTGGTTAAGGTGTTTGTCGATTTAATCGGATGAATATCATAAAAGATACCTCCATTAAATGCATATAAAATTCTGTTCGTGCCTAAAATAGAAAACTTACTACCTGATTTATTAACAATATGATGCGTTTTTCTAACAGCACCCGTAAGTTTATTCTCTCCAAGTTGAGCCCAACCTCCTATTTTCTCAGGGGTGTTATATCTAAATCTGACGTTATCCCCATCAATCCACTGTCCTTCCGCACCTGTGGCTGTGACTTGTTTATTAAATCCAGGTAAAAACTGTATCTTTTGTAACATATCTCTCCATACAATTTGGCGCCAAGGCAGACCGGTGGTATGGTGGTGAGGCCCACCTCAGCATGAAAAAACTATATCACTTTTTAAACCAGGATGGAAGACCAAGATGTGGCCTCTTGTCAAACTGATTTTGTTTGGAGCCTTTTGTTTTAGCGTTGTTATAGTGTAGAAAAACTTGTCCGCAATCAGTGCCTTTAAAAGCATCTCTCCAATGTTCTAAAATATTGCCTCGATAAACCAACATGTCTCCAGGTTTTAAATCAACCTTGACACCTTTAGAGTCTGATTTTACATACTGACCATCTTTACCAACACCACCTTTTTTAGGATTTGGCTCAATATAAATTGGCCACTTATCACCACCAAGATTTAAAGTAGTTGATATTTCACAAGAAAATCGATCTTTGTGTTTATGTAAAATATCCCCTTTTTTATAAATCCTAGCATAAGAATAAGTTTCAATTAATTTAAGTCCTGTTTCTTTTTCCATTACAGGTTTTACATCTGTTAATAACTGCTCCATCGCAATATCACCATAATGAGAATAAGTTTCAGGAACTTGATGATCATTCCAAATACCAAACTCTGTAGTAAATGGTGAAATGTATCTGGTATCAAAAAACGTTCTTGCAACTTTTCTTTTAAGTAAAAAGTACCTGTAAACAAAATCAGCAACTTTTGGATCTATTGCCTTTCTAATAATGGTATAACCTAATTTTTTAAAACTCATTTTTTCTTTCCTCCTTTAGCTTGATTTCGAATTGTTTGAGTAATCATTTTTCTTACAGCTTGTAAATTAAAATGAATAAATCTAAAATCTTCTACTCCAGGATCTACAGTATATTGGTGTTCTAAATAAGCTGGAATAAAAATCATTGTGCCTGGTTTTGGTTTATAATGAATTAAGGGTGAAGTTGGTGTCACGTCACTTGCGTTTTTTTGTGGAAGATCATTCATCAGTTTGGCTTGCCGTGGGTCATGAAATACTGGCATGGATGTTTTTTCACTACAACGTAAAAAATAAAAACCAGAGATGTGATTGTCATAATGAATATGACCTTCATGATGTCCACCACCTTTATCAGCAAAATGTTGAACCCAAAACTCTGTCCAAAATAATTCATAATTAGATAAATCATAACCCATGCTATCAAGAACATTCCATGAAGTTGCTCCAACATATTCTTGAAACTCTTTCAAAGCTGGATCATTAACTAAAGAGGTTGAGTGATGAGACATGCCCACATCTCCTAAACCTTTTTTCTTCCACTCTTTTTCTCTTTTTTTAATTGTTTTTTGATTATTTTTTCTAGCTTGCTTAATGTATTTTTCACACACTTTATCAACGTGATTCACCCACTCTGGTATTTCAATATGATAAATCGGTGTTTGAAAATAAAATGATGTTTGTAAATCATCTGTTCTTGCCATACTTTCTCCTATCTAAATGGATATCCTAAGTTCCAAATTACTAAAGAATATCTTGTTCCCTTTGTTACCGGTTTTACTCTATGCCACACAAAAGATGGAAACACAACAATCGAACCACGAGGTAATATTTCAGTGCACGTTCTTGTAATCGTTGGATCATCCATATTTCTAAACTGAAATTCTAATTCACCACCTTTGTAATCTTTAGGATCTGATAAACAACACGTAACCGATAATTTTCTAATTTTACCATGTGTGTTTAAGTCATTTGGATTATTGTAAGGAACGTCCCAACTATCACAGTGCCAATCATAAAATTGATTAAGTTTATATTTTGTAAATTGACAAGACTCTGAAAACTCCCAATTAAAATTCCATCCGGCACTTGCGTTTGCTTGATGAACATAAGGGTGTATTTCTTTATATACCCAACGGTCATTCATCCATACAATATTAGAATCTCTTTTTTGTTTTAAATCTTTAATATCTTTTTCATCTAACTTTTCACCTTTTTCTGTTTTTTTAGTTTGGCCACCTGTCAAAGCAGTTTGTTCACGTTGTAGGTTTCCATACTTAATTAACTCATCACAAAATCTAGGCGTAAGCGCAGATTTAAAAAACCAATAATAATTTTGTAAATTCATACCTTTTGATAAAAAGGTATCATTTTCTAATTAACTGTCAAGGTTCCAGAAACTGTGAATGTTGCGACTGTAGTTCCACAAACAGTGCTTACAGTATTTGTACACGGTGCTACTGATAAAGGCGAACCTGCTGGTGATCTTACAACTACAATACCTGAACCACCTGCTCCACTTGTAGCAGGATTTCCACCTCCGCCACCGCCACCGCCGGTATTAGCTGTTCCTGCAGTTCCAGTTGGATTACTTGGACCTTGACCTGCTCCACCGCCACCTGCTCCACCTGATCCACCAGCACCTGGATGTGCTCCTCCGCCGCCACCTCCAGCGTAAGTTACATCTGATCCTGTAATTGTATTGGGTGCTCCTGCACCTCCTGGGCCTCCATTTGGAGAAGCTGAATTTCTTGATGCTCCTGCAGCTGTTGCTCCACCACCACCTGCTCCAGCAAGTCCACCACCAAATGGTCCTAAAGAAACTGCTCCACCTGGATTACCTTGCGGAGGTGAAACGGAAGGAGTGTTACCTGCTCCAGCTGCGTTTCCACTAGGGTTATTTTCAAGTGCTCCACCACCACCGCCAGAGCCACCCGCTCTACCAGCGTCTCCACTAGGGTGATTATAAGCTCCTCCGCCACCACCACCTGTTGATGTAATACTTGAAAATACTGAATCATTACCATCTGTTCCTGGCACTTGATTTGGTGAAACGGGTGGTGATACACCAGCTCCACCTGCTCCTACTGTGATAGAGTAAGAACCTGCGCCTAAAACAATTGATGAACCTCGTAAAGGACTTGGTCCAAAACCTGATGCTCTATAGCCTCCGGCTCCGCCTCCTCCTGCTCTAAATCCACCGCCACCACCGCCGCCAGCTACGACTAAATATTCTAAATTTGTAGCAGCTGCATCTCCACCTGCTATATTTAAAGTTCCGGATGCTGTAAATGTTGCAACTTGATCAATACCTGTTGGTGAACATGAATTTGTTACAAATGATACAGATCCCACAGGGGATGGTGAAATACTAAATGTAGCTCCAGAAGTTGGTGCTCTTGTAATAACCACTCCTGATCCACCTGTTCCACCAGTTGAAATTATTCCTGGGCTTGGAGATCCAACACCTCCACCGCCTCCTCCAGTATTAGCTGTTCCAGCGTTTCCAGTTGTTGATGGTCCCATAGCTTTACCTGCTGCGCCACCGCCAGCACCGCCAGAAGAAGTTCCAGAGTTACCTCCACCGCCACCGCCACCACCTGCGTAAGATACGTCAGAGCCTGTGATAGTGTTTGGTGCTCCTGCTCCACCACATCCACCGGTATTATTTCCACCGGCAGTTCCGGCTGCAGTTGCTCCACCACCGCCACCTGCTCTTGAATAAGGTTGATGACAAGGTATACCGTTTCCACCTGCATTTCCTTGTGGTGGACTGACTGATGGCGTATTTCCTGTTCCTCCAATTAAAGGCGATCCACCTGAACTACATCCTGATGTTCCTCCACCTCCGGAACCTCCATCAGCATGAGACTGAGCGCCTCCACCTGGATCATATTTTTTACCACCTCCTCCACCTGCTGAGGTTATTGTTTGAAATACTGAACTTGAGCCTTGTGATGATATGTTTGGAGATCCAGCTGGATTTCCACCTGCTCCTCCTGCTCCCACTGTAACGGCATAACTTCCTAATCCTAATTCTAACGCTGAGCCTTGTAAAGGAGATGGACCAAAACCAGAGGCACGATAACCACCAGCTCCACCGCCACCACCTGTTGTATTACTTGGCACAGCTCCACCAGCACCACCGCCACCAGCGACGACTAAATAATTTACATCTACAAGAAATTGTGGCCATGATCCACATTTAACAGCACTAAACTGACTTTGCATTGACCATACACCACTTGCTTTTGATAATTCTTTTACGACAACTACACCAGAGCCACCAGCGCCCGAGGCATCATTTGTTGGTCCACCACCAGAAGATCCACCCCCACCGCCAGTGTTAGCTGTTCCTGCAGTTCCAGTGCCAGGTCTTTGTCCACCAGCTCCACCACCGCCAGCTCCACCAGCACCGCCTGCAACTCCTGGGGCGTCACTTCCTGCTCCGCCACCGCCGCCAACTGCAGAAATAGGTGAAGGAAAACTAGCTGGAACACAAACTCCTGCACCTCCAGCGCCACCTCCTGGTCGACATGCACATCCACCGGCTGCACCTGCTCCACCGCCACCAAAACTTTTTGGTGAACTTCCTGATGGAAAGCCACCTCCTGGATTTCCTTGAGCGGGTGATACGGTAGGAATATTACCTTCTCCACCTGGTTTACATGCTAAACCTCCACCACCTGATCCACCATCTTTTACAGCTGAAGGAGTGCATGCTGCAAAAACTCCTGCACCTCCACCTGCTGATTGAAAACAAGAACTAACTACATTGGAAGCGTTTCCAACATTTCCTGGTACTCCTGGTCCTCCACTTACTGAAGCACCGCCAGCACCAATTGTTACAGGGATTGCGCTTCCCGCGCTACCTGTAAATATACTTGAAAATGTTCTAACACCACCGGCACCGCCTCCACCGCCTCTATCAGAAGCACCAGCACCTCCTCCGCCAACAACAAAAGCATCAATGAGTGTTGTTCCTGGTTGTGCTGTAACGTTTCCTGTAGAAGTTTTAGTTGTAACAGTACACTTACCAAAACTGGCTGAATTAACTTTACCTATGACTCCGCCGTTTCCTGAAGTAGACCTATTACTTGGCATCTGGATTTTCTCCTATGACCAGCTAGAGCCGTTCCAAGAATAAACTGTCGGTGTTTCCGCTGTGTCGTTTGATTTTGTTGCTTTCCAACCTGCAGTGTTATCTGCATTATAAGCATCTTCATCCCAATAAATTGAGTAAGACCAAACTGATGGATCTTCTCCATCATTTGTTACTGATGGGAATGTAACTGGTGCTTGCCAATCATCATTACTATCTAGTGACCAAGATGCGTAAGGTTGAGGTGAAATAAATTTATTTTTTGATTCATCAAATCTGTAACCGATTCCTGCGTATTGTTTTCTAAAATTGTTATTGTAAGATGTTTGCTTCCAAGTGCCACCTCCGAAAAAATTAACACACCATGTTTCACCATCAACGTGCATATCATTATCTCCAAGGGTTCCACCATTAGCAGCAATATCATTACCAACAACAACAACTCTATCTACAATTAAATGAGTGTCAGATGTAAAACCTGTTGGGTCTGTTTTTGATTTTAGTTCTGCAAAATGTGCCATGTTTTTTCCTCCTAATTATATATACATAGTTTTAAAATTAAAATCCAGTCCAATCTCCACTTTTAACTAAAGCGTATACTGTATTTATGTTCCAAACTCCAGGGGCTACATTTTTTGAAGACTCTGGTTCTTTAATAATAACTATACCTGAACCACCTGATCCAGAAACTCCTGCTCCTTGACCTGCTGGAGTAATACCTCTACCTCCACCACCGCCGCCAGTGTTAGCTGATCCAGAAGTAGATGAACAAGCTCCACCAGGTCCTCCACCATTTCCACCTCCACCTGCGCCTCCACTTCCTGTAGGACCAGATCCACCTAATACCATTGATCCACCTCCACCACCACCAGCATAGGTCACATCAGATCCAGTGATTGTGTTAGGAGCTCCTGCTCCTCCATTTCCACCGGAACCAGAGCCTGCTGGTGATCCTGAAGCAGTTGCTCCACCGCCACCTGCACCACTTGCATTAGGTCCAGGGTTTGTGCTCGTATTTCCTCCAGCATTACCTTGTGAAGGACTTACAGGAGGAGTATTGCCTGCTCCACCTGTTCCACCTCCAGCATCACTTCCACCAGCACCACCTCCTGATCCACCAGCAGTACCACCTTGGGCTTGACCACCTCCTGTTCCACCACCTGCAGATGTTATAGTTGAAAAAACTGAGTTGTTACCATTATTACCACCAGTTGGCGCTCCTGGTGTTCCAGCACCTCCTGCTCCAACCGTAATTGAATATTGAGTTCCGTTAGTAACTGGAACTGCTGAACCTCTTGTTGGACTTGGCGTAGTTGGTCCAGATGCTCTATAACCTCCAGCTCCACCGCCTCCCATACCTGCACCTGATGCACCACCAGCGACAACTACATAATCAACATCTGCAGTTGCTTGTGCTGTAAAAGTTCCTGAAGAAGTAAACGATGTTGTTTTTGCAGGGATAGTTACCGATGAAACGGTTTGAGTTGGTCCTATAATTCCGCCATTTGCCATAGCTACTTAGAACCTCCTTACGCGTCGTCTATCGATTCGTACGATATGATTAAGTCTAAATCAGAAGCAGCGCTTGCTCCACCTTTTAGAACATCACCTTCCATTAAATAAATTGGAGTATCTAGCACAACTAACGTTGCGTCAGCTGGAACCGATATTGTTTTAGCTAAGAAAAAAGTTCCAGAGGTATCAAAATCTGATATGCCATCTGGTGTAAAGTTTGCTTTTACAACTGATAAAGATAAATCAGCTGCGTTTGTGCCATCTACGTTTGCACAAGTAATTCTATTTACTTTTACGATTTTATCAGAAGCCACTGTTAATAAAGTTGTTGTTGTAGTCGCGGATAGATTATATCCAACCGACTCACCTTTAATACTTGTTACTGATACTATATTTGGGTTTGCCATAATTTACTCCTTTTAGCCGAAAACAATTGCCATTGCAATAGCTTTTCCTGTTGTAATTCCAGCGGTTGAGAAGCTTAGAGCTCCAGAACCATCCGTTGTTATTGCCTGACCACTCGTTCCATCAGCTGATGGTAGTGTAAAAGTCAAGTTAGAACTCACCGTTGTTGGTGCTTTTAAGGCCACATACTCACCACCACTTGCATCTTCAAATCTTACTTCATTTTGATTAACTAAATTAATTGTTGATAGGTTAGTTAAAACATCTTCAATATTTGGATTTGTTGAATCATCTGCTTTCGCAAAAAGAACTTTTGTGCCTTTGTCTGTTGTTGCAAATGTAACTGAAGAACCACTACCTGTTGCATATTTAAACTGAACTGTTTGAGCTCCAGAAGTAGAATTTTTTATAATATAAAAAGTTTGAACATCATTTGGAATAGTTACAATTTGACTTCCAGTGATTGAACCTGTGAGCTCGATCATTCTATGAGCAAGTGTTGCTCCAGTCGATCCATCAGAAACACTTAGCGCTGTGGTTTGAGCACCACCCGCTATTGACTGTTGAGTAAATCCTCCAAGGATTTGTTCAATAAGTTCTAAATTAGTATTTGTCTTTGTACCCCAAGTACCGGCATTCTCACCGGTTGCCTGTAATTCAACACCTAACGGTGTATATGTTGAAGCCATATTTTCTCCTTATGCCACGTCACTATAACTTGTATTTGATCCTGTTGCAACATTGGAATACGTATCATTCGACCCTGTTGAAACATTAGAGTAGCTAGAGTTTGATCCAGCTGCAACATCCGAATAAGTGTCATTCGAACCCGTTGAAGTATTAGAATACGATGTATTTGAACCAGTGTCAATATTACCAAAAGCTTGAATCCCAATAACCCCTAAAGTCGATATAATTTGACTGGTTAAAAGACCTTGAGTTATATCATCTAGAGCGATCGAACCTACTGCAGAAGTTGCCGCTATTCCTGTTAAAGGTTGACCTATTTCAGAAACAGTTGATCCTAAGCTAAAGGTTGCAGCAATTCCCGTAATTGGAATAAGTTCTGTGCTAGTGATTTCAACAGAGCCTATTGTTGTGCTTGCTTCTTCTCCTGTAATTGGAACACCAATTTCTAGTACTGGAGTTCCAAGTCCTGATGTTGCTGCTTGGCCTGTTATTGGAATAGCATTTTCTAAAGTAATAGATCCTAAACTTGTTGTTGCTGCTTGACCTGTAAGTTCAATTGTTGGGCTAATAGCTGTGACCACAGATCCGATTGCTGTTGTTGCCTCCTGGCCACTTACAAGTTCACTTGTTTGAAGTGTAATGCTACCTAAAGTAAATGCTGCTTGTAAACCAACTGCATTGATAACTTTATTATTAGAATCACCATAAGCAAGATCACCCCAACCTTCACGTCCCCAACCAACAAGAGTTCCTGCATAATCTAAAACAGGTGTAGCAAAGTCTGCTTGTTGTCCTGTTGGCACAACGACTTCTGTAAGAGCAACACTAAGATCATCAACCTCACCCACCATAAAGTCACCAGGACCATTCATGGTCAAGATGTAAGTCATTTCATGACTTAAAGAACCTACAGCTGTAGTTGCAGATTGACCTGATAAAGAATATGAAAATTCTAAAGTAGGACTACCTACAGAAACTGTTGAGCTCACTCCAGTTAAAGCAGCGATTGAAGTTAAATCTAAAACAGGAGTTCCAAGTGTAGTTGTTGCCTCTTCACCTGTTAATGAAACAATAGAAGTTAAATCAAATGTAACGCTACCAATACTTGTGTTAGCTTGTAAACCAGTTAAGGTTACAGTTTCATTTGCAAGATTTCCCCATTCACCATCATTCCAAGCTTTTGCTCCATAACCAGTAGTAAGTAAATCACTCTCATCCCAGTAAGCTTGGCCCCAGGTAAATCGTCCCCATCCCGACATGGGCTATCCTCTATGCGATTCTAATGATCGCGTTAGATGCGTCTGCTGTTGGAAATTGAATTGTAAAAGTTCCGCTTGATACTGTTTTATCACCACCAAAAGCGATGACAGCAACAGCTTTGTTAGACTGTGAAGAATTATAAATTAATGCGCCGTTAGCTGTGAAAGATGCCGAAGTAAAACTCACGTCTGCAAAATCACAGAATGCAGTTGTTCCAGATGTTGTTGGTGTAACACTTGTTAAAGTTGCACCACCTGAGCTGTAAGCAGAACCCGATGTATTTGAAATTTCGTTTGAAGATGAAAAAGCAGTTGTCGCTGCACCTAAAGATGCATCACTTGTGTATAAAGCTATTTTAAAAGTATCTCCAGATGAAGCAGTAAAATTGTGTGTACCCACTAAAATTTCTTGCTTAAAACTTGTGCATATCGCCGATGTAATTGCCATAAAACTCCTAACTGTTTGGCTGTTTTGATTGTAAAGGAATTCGCATAGTTCCGTCCGTGTAATCGTCTCTTCTACGTCTTCCAATTTGCTCCACAGCAAACTTTTCTACCTCTTGTTTATACTTGTTTTCATACAATTGCAACATATCTTGTGGCCCTTTTAAAAAACCATAAGTCTCTGCTAAACAACAATATAAGAGCCCATTTGGGAAGTTTAAACTAATATAATTAGTAGTGTTGTCCGAAGCTAAAGTCGCTGGCATTTTATTATAATGCACTCTAAATGAATAAGTTGCATCTGGAACTGGAGCAAACATCATTCTTCCAGAATTAGTATCACCATCTCCAGTAGCACCACCAAACATAGCATAATATTTAGGTTTACCTCTTTTAGCAGACTCAGTAGACGGAACATACTCTTGTAAATAAGTAACGTCTTTTTTTTCTAAAAAAGTATTTGCACCTGTTGTAGCACTAGTAGAATCATAAACTTGAATGGCTCTAATAAATAAAGCTCCTCCAGGAGCGTTAATACTCTCTTGTCCAACCACTAAATTTCCTGTTTGTTGTTTTCGATCTGCATCAATCGGAACGTCTCTCATAATTCTATATTGTGCATTTAAAATTATGTTTTCTAATTGATCTGCTGTTAAAACATTTGAATCTACTTCAGTGTAGTTTCTAATTTGTGTTACTAATCCGCTATAACTTAATCCTGCCATTATGGTGTTAACGTAACGGGTCCTGCTGTCACCGTCATTCCGCCTCCTTTTTCAGTTACCGTAGGAGTTGATCCTAATGTAAATGTATAGTTATCTGTTCCTGTTACTGTTATACTAAATCCAGAAGAACTTTCAAACGCTGTAAAAGCTACTCCTCCAGGGCT